TTACCTCATGCCGTGAAGGGACATAATTCCCATAATAATCACGGTGTCCCTCTTCTCCAAGCATACAATACCCGCTTTTGATAAGATCCATAGCGCGGCGGCCTACAGCACCTTCTAACCTCCAAGCCGATCCGCTATTGATCAATTCCTGCATAGATCGGACCTCCTCCTCCAGGCTTTCACACTCCCAAAGTGGCTTTACCTCTTCTTTTTTCTTTCCCATTGGTTTTATCCTCCTTTTTCTATGGCTTTTTTAAAGGCTCGGCGGTCCCTTGCCTCTAGGCTCCCTTCGGCCTTTTCATAAAGCTTTTTTAAAACTGTTTCGTATTCGTACCGTTCCCAAGTCCTGTTGTAATAATGGCAAATGGCATAAGCCAATTGAAAATAACCGCCTCTTAAGAGGTTTGCCGTATGCTTAAACCCGTTCTTAGTCTTAAATACGTCACACACTACGGAAAGGCTTTTATTGATTTGAAATATCTGCATAGGTTTAACCCTCCTCTCTATTTTAAAGCCTACATTATGCTAAGCCATTTGTCAAGGGGTCCCCTTAAATTAAGACTTCCTCGACCTCTTTTTCATAAAAGAATTCAGGGACCTCGGCCAAGGGGACCTCCTCGGCCTCGGCATATATCGCGCTCCATATACATTCCTGGACCTCGGCGGGTTCCCAGCCTAAGATCCTAGCCGCCTTTCTAATCCTGGCCTGGTATGCCAAAATAAAACCTTTTGACATAGAGGCCTTGCTTTGGGCTCCCCTCTCCCGTATTCCAGCATATACTAGCATCCAGGTATCAATACAAGGTAAAGAAAGGTCCCCGCTTAAATTAGCATAAAAAGCCTGGACCTTGCGGCCTGATAAAGGCTCCCCGCGCAAGGCCCTTTTAATATTGTAAAAGCGGGCCTCCAGGTCTCCTAAGGCCGCTATTTCGTCCAGCGCAGGCCCGTCCTGGGGCCTCCCGTTAAGATCCCAGGCCGCGTAAATCTGTATGGCCATAATTAAGTTTAACCGTACCGATTGACGCGGGGACGTTGCGGCTAATATTGCCGCGAAAAGATCCGCGTCTTGGCCATACCTGGCCAATATTTCACGGCGGGCCCTGGCATACCAGCCTTTTTTAACCTGGCCTTTCCTGGCCTGGGATATCAAGGCCTGGACCTTGGGGATCTCTCGTAAAGCCTGTTTTATGGACCTATAAAGGGCCTTATTCATAGGCTTATCCCCGTGTTTAAGGCCTCGGCCAGGGTCCAGGGCTCATTCTAGGACCTCGTTCAATACGGCCTTAAGATAATGGCGCAAGGCCTCAACGTCCCGTAATGCGTCTACGGGGTCCCTCTTCTCTAGGCCTCTTAAAGCATTTTGAAGCCAATATGAAGAGGCGGGGTCTTTAAGGATGCGCTCTCGAATATCAACGGGTTGCATGTTTTCAATTGACCGTGACATAGGTTTATCCCTCCTTGTAGTTATTTAAAGCTTTACGATATATGGCTTTACAATATCCATAAATAAATGATGATACACGGGGTTTAAGATACTGAAGGGCCCAACGGGAGGCCTTGGCCTCGGCCTCTGGTATACCTCCAGGTCCAGAGTATAAAAACCCGCCTATGGCATGACCAGCTTCATGCGCGAAGCTTTATAATCTCATTGGGGTAGTAAATAAAGACACGGCGGGCCTCCGCGTCTACCTTAGAATGATGCCAGGTTATATCATTAGGTACATAGTCCTCGGTCACGGTCCAGGCACGGGCCCGAAGCAATTCTACCAGGCCCGCGCTTATGTCGTTTATAGGGTCCATTAGATCCCGTACCTTTCCCGTATCTCCAAACGTGGTATAACCCTTGTATTTACAAGGGGATGCAATTGACTTCTATGCTTTGAAGTCGATACGCTGTAACGATCCCCGTTTTCGATCCATTCCTGGGAGCCATAGAGACAGATAAAAAGCGGCCAATGGTAACCGTAAGAATATACGACATAATGGCCGTGTCGATGGGTTCCCGCTGTATTTGATCCCTTAAAAACCCTCTTTTCCTGGACATAGGCCCTGGCCTCTTTATTCGATACCTTTGGGGCCCTAAAGTCAACAAAGCCTATGTTTTGGTTTCCTCGATATCTTTCCTCGAATCCTAGCATGTTTTTAACCCTCCTTTTTGTCTTTAAAAAACAAATTTAGTGATACACGGTACCCATTAGAAATAACCTCTAATGACTGAAACCCTACTTTCTTAGCTTTATATTCTTCGATGCTATCAATCGCGTGTATATCTATACTAGCGTAATTCCCCTTTTTTGCTTGGTATACATATACCGCTGGGTTATTACTTAATACTTGTATTCCCTTTCCTTTAATTTGTCTCATCTCTACGGCCCTCCTTTCTATTTCAAAAGGTACACGAAGAAAACCAGGAATTCAAGGCGCAGGATATAGTAAAATATAACATTTCGGTTACTATTTTATAGCTCAAGAGGGTTATATATGGGGAGAGGGTTATTACAGGAGAGGGGATAAGGGGCCGATACACGGTCGAATCGTATCGGTTATTGACGTTTACTCGATGGGCTCCCCGATCTTACTGCTAAGGGGAAGGGGTAACCGTTTACCTGTCTCCCTTACGGGAGAAAAAAAGAAAAGGTTTTTAAGCTTGTAAGCGGTACGCTTAAACTAGTGTATCTATCGCATGGTTATTTTAGGGCTCCTCTGCCTAAAAAGGGCATGGTATTCCCTGGCCTCTAAGGGTCCTCGATCCTTGGTAGATCGTCGATCCTGGGGCATTCTGGGGCTCGTGTGATACGATCCAGGAACGGGGAGCGCGAAGGGACCCCACGACCGTTATTTTCGTTTTCGGGTACTGGGGGAGCACCCCTTCTCCGAATTGCTGAAGTAAATTTTTCCTATGGGAGTACCTAAGATAGGAACGATAGTTTTATCGGATATACCAATGGATCGGTAAAATGATTCATCCTAGAGGTTTACATTGGTAAATGTCCCATAGTCTATAGAGGAACGACACAAATTTGAAGGAAAATGGGTAGCACGATATGGCACAAATACCAAAGAAAGTGTTAATATCGCGCAAAAAAGAGCAATATTATACAATTGATGTTAATCTAAAATATAGGGTTAACATAGGTTAAGGAGAATGTTGATGCCTTTTACAAAGGTAGGAAAAGACAAATACCGAAGCCCGTCAGGACGGATTTTTACGGGAGCCCAGGTACGGCTTTATCATGCTCATAATGGCTTTCCGAAGAAGGGTAAACGGAAACTAAAGAAAAAGCAAAAAAGGAGTAAAAAGAGGAATAATGGTCGTTCATTATTCCAATAAGATGATGAAAAGTAAGATTGATGGTAGAACGAAGAGATTTGATGAAGATGTTATTCGTGAGGAAAGGGCAAGGCAAGTACGAAATTGGCATAAATTTTTCTATAAAAAGATTTATTTGCCATTAACAAAATCTTTAAGATAATAGGAGAATAAAGGAGATCAAAAATGAAAAAGGGATTGATTGTTTTTGGATTGATAGCGGCCTTGGTTATGATTCCTTTGGCATTTGCTGGGACTTTTGATACCAGTATCACGCCGAATGGAATGAGCCAAGGAACATTGGTAAGATTTTTATATAACATGATGACAACCGTGAATGAGTTAGCCGCAGATCACGATGCGGATAATGCAACTGTTGTGGAATTGGTAGCAGACCATGACGCAGATAATGATGTGGTCGATGGCTATAAAACTGCTATTGATGAGTTGGGTACGGATCACGATGCTGACAATGATGTTTTAGACGGATATAAAACCGCTTTGGATGAACTCATGGCTGATCATGCCACATTTAAAACTGTTGTGGATGATGTTAAGGCTTTAGCCAATGCGCTTCAGGCTCGGTATGGAAAAATCGTTGTTCAGGATGGTAATCTTGCAATTTCAGGAGTTGCCGCTGAGAAATTTAAAACGACTCAAACCGCCTATACAATTGTTAGTGGAATTACGGTTTCTAAAGCGGCTACAGATAATTTAGTTTTTAGTGCCGCTGATACGATTAATACAGGAGCCGCCGCTGGCGATTATTGGGGCGTTTGGCGTGTAGAAATGGATTATGATGGGACAATTTATACGAATAGTCCTGCGGCAGATCAAACGTATGCTGACGAAGCAACTGCAATTGCCGCAATTCCTGTAACTACAGCCAATCGAGTTTCTTTGGGTTATATCACGGTTGAGGCAAATAACGGGGCAAGTTGGACCGCAAATACGGATGATATGACTCCAGCTTCCGATTGCCAAGCCGCAAATTTTTATGATGATACGGAAATTGGGGCTCCAGCCGCAGTTTCAAGTTCGAGTCCTGATACACTTGCCGCTGGCGCGGTAAGTTCAGTTGCCGCTGATTTGGCCGCAACCATTCCAGTTAGTTCCGTTGCCGCAGATCTTACGGCCACATCATTTGCCGCTGATTTAACGGCTGATGCAACTTTGGGATCAGGTACGGTAAGTGATCCTAGTATCAGTTTGACTGATTAAGTATTTGACGCATTAATTTTTAATAAAGAGCAATAAATAGCAATAAAGATCTATTGATCAAAGATCTTTGATAAATCCTTTGATAAATCCTCTGATTTTAGAGATTTTGTAAGTTCATCCTACCTCAATCAGGGCTCGTTAGGGATCATCTCAGGCGAGCCCCTTGAGGTAGGTATTGGAGAGAAAATGAGTTTAATCAAAGAATTAGAGCTTTTGATCCAACAGCAAGAAAAACTTTTGGATGAAATTTTGAGAAGACGAATATCACTTAAAAGTGATATTGCAAGGGTTGAAGGCCAACTCCATGAATTAGATGAGGCTATCAAGATCCGAGAACAAATTATTGAGAAATTACAGAAATGGCAATATTCTGAAGAGGATACTCTGATGAAAAAATTGTCAAAAATAAGTAAAAAGGATTCTTTGTATGGACTCTAAATCTTCTAAAAAACGGGTTAAACAAGACGCAACCGAGGTACTATCAGGACTGAAGAAAGTTGCTAGTCTACCTACTCTGGTTAAGAATAAAGGCGGCGCACCCTCAAAAGAAGACAGAGCATCTAAAGAAATTGAGCTTTCTAATAAGGATCTCGAAATTCTTTCAGTTTTGCTTGCCTCTAAAGGCAATAAATCGTTAACAGAGAGAATTACAGGGGTCAATAGAAAGCGTCTTTATCGTTTATTAAATTCTGATCGTGTAGATCGTTTGGTAGGAGTTTCGAGATTGCGGTTAAAAGCTTTGATTGAAGCCGCAGTTATTGTGCTTGAAAAGGCCGTAATTGAAGATGGAGATGTTGAGGTTGCTCAACTTTTAGTGAAAACTTTGCTTTTAAAAAGTCGTGAAGGCAATACGGGCAAACAAGGTAAAGGCCGAAAAGCTTCCGTTGAAGAGTGGGTTGATGAAAAAGGAACACCACGAAGACGGCAAACTCTTGAGGAAACTACCTGATGACTTTTACTGAAGAGATCGGAAGAAGAGATCAGAAAAAAGAATTTTTAAAATGTTCTGATGATTATAAATATTTCCTGAATGAGTATGGATGGATTTTAGGAAAAGATGAGGCAGGAAAAGAAACGGGTAAAATTCCGTTTAAATTATTTAAGTATCAATTAGAAACTTTAGATCTACTTCATACCGAGGAAATGTCGATCATTTTAAAAGCTCGACAACTTGGTATTTCATGGACGGCGGCTGGGTATGCACTTTGGTTGGCCATGTTTCATAAATACCAACGTATTTTAATTATTTCGGTAAACGAAGTAGAAGCTCAAGTGTTTTTAGAGAAAGTCAAATTTATTTTTGATAATCTTCCAGATTGGATGAAACCTGAAGTTTTTAAGCGTAATGAAAAGACGTTATGGTTTGGGATTTCGGTAGCACATGATTCGGATGAAGTTCGCGGTTTAAATTCCAAGATTGATGCCATACCGTCTAGTAAAAGTGCAGGGACTTCGCGCTCTTTGAACTTGCTGATTCTTGATGAAGCCGCGAAAATTGAATATGTCCGAACCATTTGGAAATCGGCAGTACCAGCGTTGGCCGCTACGGAAGGCCATGCAATTTTAATTTCGACAGCAAATTTAGAGCCCGTAGGTGATTTCTTCGAGGAAGTTTATCACGAAGCAAAAGCCAAAAAGAATAATTTTATTCCAAAGTTTATTCCGTACAATGCTTTTCCTGGTCGTAATGAGGAGTGGTTGGCTAAAAAGATGAAAGACATGCCAGCCTCAGAACGGGCTAGATTGCGGCAAGAGCATCCTCGAACCGAAGAAGAAGCATTTCAGGCTATGGGAGGTAAGTATTTCGATGAGGATGCCGTAGCTTGGCAAAAACAAAATTGCCTAGAGGAACCAAAATTTAAAGGTTATTTAGTTGAGAAAGATGGAAATTTTGATCTTCGAGAATCTAAAGAAGGATTTTTAGAGATTTTTGAATTTCCTGAGTCGAATGAGGAATATGTTCAAGGTGGTGATTCGGCTGAAGGTATTGAGCAAGATTGGTCTGGATCGGTGTGGGTTAGAAAGCGGGACGAAAAAGTTTGTGCTATATGGCACTCGGATATTACACCACCCGACGAGATGGCAAGAGAACTGGATAAGATTAATCGTTTTTATAATTATGCTTTAGCCGCCAACGAAGTCAATAATAATCATGGCGGTATGTGTAATATTATTTTAAAAGATTTATATTGGAATATGTACTATCACGACATTGTAGATCGAGATAGCGGATCACCGACAAAGCGTTGGGGTTGGTTGACAACAGGGCAGAATCGTCAATGGATTTTAGATTATTTGGATCTTCGGTTACGATCTAGGGTAGTTCAATTATCGTCCGAAAAACTTTATCAAGAAATTTTTGATTATATTGTTGATCCACGAACAGGTCGAGGAGATCATAAAAAGGGAAAACATGATGATCTTTTAATTGCCTTGGCTATTGCCTTATGGGTCATACGCGAAAATCCGTATGTTAAGCCAAAAACCCAGCAACAGAAAAAGCAAGCTAAATCCAAAAGACCGAAGGGTGGCTATTAATGGCTAAGAAAATTGATTTAACGACAACGACAAAAAACGAGAAGAAGTTCAAGGCGGCCAGTAAGCCAAAAGGAATTAAAGAAGTTAAATCTTTGGCTCACGACGAGGACCAGAGTTTGCTTGAACTACACGAAGAATTGTGGGATTTAGAGTTAGATGTGGCAACTCAGGAGCGTCTAGTCCGTGAGGCTGAGCATTTAGTTGATTCATACGAAAAAGATGGGGAAACAGTTGAGTGGCATCATAATTTAATTGAATGGGACCATCAGTATGAAGGGATTTTACCTCCGAAAGATTATCCTTGGGAGGGTTGCGCGAATTATCACGTTCCCATCACCGAAATGAACGTGAACGCTTATTATGCTAGGATTATTCGTCGTTTTCGAGGAATGGATTATTTGCGAGTCAAGGCATATAAAGAAATTCAAGAACGGGCAATTTTAACTCAACGCTATTTAAGATATCTTTTTCTTAAGAAACTTCAATGGGTTGATCTTGGAATGACTACATTTCGTGATATTATTAAATTTGGAACAGGGGTATACTGTACTACATTTACCTTTGAAGAACGGAAAAAACGAGTTGTTGTTCCTAAAATCAAAATTAAGAAAACTAAAGATCCCATTACAGGAGCCGAAATCCCCGAAGAAGAATTGTACTACGCGATTGAAGAACACATTTATTATGAAATGGCTCCGAAAGTCGAATGGGTATCTCTTTTTGATTATTTCCGTTCTAATGATTCGGATAGATTTGCAACACCAGTATGGGAAGCCCGAAGGATTTGGAAATCGGCTGTTGATCTTTGGAAGCTGGGAAATGAAGAAGAATATGATCCAGATAATGTCAAAGATATTTTGATGAAAGATTTGGATAAACTGAATGAAAGTATTTCAATCAATGAAAAAAGAAAAGGAGTTGAGTATCTACCTGAACGTGAGTTGATCGAATTTTGGGGTTGGATGAGGCTTACAGATGATCCATTAGCGGAGCCTCAACGGATTGTTTTAACCTATGATCGTAAATCAAAGAAATTTTTAAGAGCAATTCGATTTCCTTACTTTTTTGATGAGTCTAACTTTACTATTATTAATTTTGAACGGCGGGCTAATACCTGGCGTGGCCGAGGAATTTGTGAAAAACTTGAGCATCTAAATGCTGAATTAGACAAGCTTCATAACATTCATATTGATTCGTCAGCTTTAGTGGCTTCTAAAAGTTTTAAGAAAAAACGTGGGGCTGATACGAACTTTTTATTGACAGACTTTTATCCAGGTGTTGTGTGGACTGTTAATCGAATGGATGATATTGAGGTTATGGAATTAGGGAGTACACCAGTTTCAGTTTTAAATGAGATGAACGCTTTGACGAATCTTGGTGAGAGGCAAACTGGTATCGGGTCATTACAGATGGGTCAAGAATCTGGTGCTGTCTCCCAGCCAACCGCCTCAGGGCAGTTAGCTGTCCTTCAAGAAGGAAATGTTTTATCGGATGAGATCTCTAAAGAGTTCTCAGAGGGGACCATCAGAATCGCTAGACAAGTTCTGTCTATGCTCAGAGAGTTTCGTCCTGAAGATGAAATTCTGGAAGTTGAAGACCCTAAAGATGCAGAACTAATTATTCAAAAACCAATTGACGTAGAACAATTAATTGAAGATCCTGAATTGATCGTCGTAGATCGGTCAGTTTTAGAGGAGACAGAGTTTAAAAATCGCGCTCTCGAAGTTTATAATATTGTTATCAATGATTCGGTAATGCGAGAAATCCCAAGAATTCGTTTAGGCGCGATCCGAAATGTGGTCACGGCTTATAAAGTTTTAGATGACGATTTGATGTTGCCAACCGAAGAAGAAGTTGCGGCAATTATGCAACGTATTTCTGAACAAGCTCAGATCCAGATTTTGCAGGAAACGATTGCCAAAGGCCAATTAACTCTTCAAGCGGCTCAGATTCAGGCACAAACACGGCAATTTCAAGCTCAAATGCAAGCGCAAATGCAAGCTCAAGAAGGTGCGGCTACCAGACAACAACAAGCCGCTGAAAATGAGCGAGATCGTCAATTGCAATTGGAATTACAGGCAAGAGAACAAGAAGGGCAAGTTGTTCAGCAATCTCTTCAACAACCTCCTGCTGGCACTCAATAATTAAATACGGAGTTCCCAGGATGAGGGGTTGTTACGAGGCTGATCAACAATTATTATCGTAAGCATTTACTAAGGATTCCCCAGGTTTGGGCCCTTAGAAATAAACGGCGATAATTCAATTGGAGGTTAGAATGGATTTGATTACTTGGTTGAGTAGGCTTGTATTGTTATTTGATGATAAAGAAGAGGGGATTTTTAAAAGTAAAGAGGACGGACTTCCTGATGTAGAGGTTGATTATGAATCGTTATTTAAACCTGAAAGTGAAAAGTCTAAAGAAAAGAAGGAAGCAAACAACGAGGAAGAGGACAAAGATTTAGAAGAAGACTCCGACGAAGACTCCGACGAAAACGAGGACGATAGTGAGGATGAAGACGAAGAAGCAGAAGAGGAAGACGATGAGGATGAGTCCGACGAGGATGCAGAAGAAACCGAAAATGAGGATGGCGAAGAAAGTGACGAGGAATCTGAAGAAGAAGATGAAGATAACGAGGACGAAGAAGATGCACAAAAAGTCAAAGAAGGTGAGGAATTAGGAGAAGAAACTGAAGACTCCGATGAAGCAGAAGAAGGAAATTTTAAAAAGAGATTTCAGGATACTCAAAAGGCTCTGCACCGAACCACTAGCAAGCTTAAAGATGCAGAGAAATCGAATAAGGAATTGACCGAAAGAATCGAGAAACTTGAAAAAGTTGTAAAACCTGCGGAAAAGAAAGACGATGAGCCATTAACTTTGAAGAATGTTGATCCGAAAGTTTTAGCTCAAGCTTATCAGAAAGATCCAATTGGAACTACCAGATGGATCACGGATCAGCAGATGCGAATAAGTCAAGAAGAATTTAGGGCTCAAGAGGCGGTTCAAAAAGACGAGGCTGACCGTAAAAAGTTTCAAGAAGATTCGGAAAATAAAGCTTTTGAGTTATATCCTGTACTGGATGAGGTTTTAGATTTGGAGCCCGACGATCTAAAAGCCTTGAAAAAATCCGATCCTGATAAATATGATTTCGCTAAAAAGGTAACAGAGTATTATCAAATTAACTTGAAGCGAAATGATGATGAGGCTTTACTTAATGCCGCAAATAAAGTTTATCGAGAAATGTCTTCAAAAACTATGGCACGACTTTTGAAGGATGCTAAAATTGCGGCGAAACGTGAGCTTTCACACAAAAAGCGCGTTCTTGGAAAAGTCAAAACAGCAAAAGGATCTGTGAAAAGTGGTAAATTAGCGGGCCGTAAGCCGTTGACGGACGAAGAATTTGGTAAACTTTCTGAGACTGATCAATGGAAGTATTTGAATGAGGGAATTGAAAAGAGTTTGCGTAATAAAAAATAGAACGAGTAAAATAACAAATCAAAGGAGAATAGTGATATGGACTTTTTAAAATGGATTTTGAATCTTTTTCATCTGTCGTTTGATGATACGCCGTTTAATGTGCATACTACGGCTGACTTGGACGTTTTTATTCCTGAAAAATGGGATACCAAAGTTCGTCTGGATGCTGAACGGAAGGAGTTCTTCAACAAGTTCGAGGGTGAGGAAGGTTCCAGTATGCCTATTATCCGTAGAAATGATTTTACTGCGGCTCCTGGTGACGTAGTTCACGTTGATGTTATGTCAAATCTTCGTGGAGCAGGAGTTTCTGGTGAAACTATTTTGAAGGGTAAAGAGGAAAAACTTCAATTCAACCAATTTGATTTGAAGGTAGATTGGCTTCGTCACGCGGTTGGTTTTAATAAGCGCGGGACCAAGAGAGCGTTTATTAATGCTATGAAAATGGCAAATACGGCTCTCTCTACTTGGCTTGCAAAAGTCAAGGACGATGAGTGCTTTGGTCAGCTTTTGGACCTGGGCGCACAAAGCCGTCTTGGAACTGCGGATAGCGCGTCTGTCACAACGATCTATCCCAATGCAGTTACCGCTGTATCGGGTTTAACTGATGCCGATACGATGGGCGTTGCCGAGCTTAACAAAGTTAAGTTTGTGCTTTCACGAAAACACGCCCTTCCTATTCAGACCATTATGGATGGGAAGCAATTGGTTGAGTTTTATGGTATTGTAATGGATGATATTGCGGCAGAGTATTATCTGAAAAGTGATCCTGTGTGGCAACAGGCTCAAAGGGAAGCTGGTCTTCGTGGGGATGGCAACCGTCTATTTACTGGTGCATTGGGACAGTTGAATGGAATGGTCGTTTATTCTTATAAAGGCAAGTCTGGTGAGGGTTCATTCCTTCGTCCAGAAATGGCAGTTTCGGCTCAGTCTCTTGCTGATGCTGAAATCCTTTTGGGTACGTCTGGTGACCGTATTCCCTATCAGAAGTATTTCGTAAACGGCGCAACGAAGTATACCCGTGTTGCGGCGGCTGATGGTACGGAAACGGCAATCACTATGGACGCTGGAGCAGTTACGGCTGGCGTAAATAATGAAACCGAAATCGCAAAGCATTATCATTTGGTTGCACATACTCACGCGCAGTTTGAGGCTGGTGATTTGATTACCCAAGAGAATCATTATGCTACCGCTATCGGCTTTGGTGCTGAGATTGCGGCCCGTGTGTGGGGAATGTATCCTAATGCGATTAGGGACGTGCAGGACTTCGGGTTCTCGTATGGTGTTGGTGTTGAGGCAGTTTACGGTCATAAAATGATCGAAGATACCCATGACGTTGCGCCGAATCATGTCCTTTTGAAGCATTATTGCAAGAACCCTTATTTCGGAGTCTAGTCTGAACGGATTCTTTGAAGTAAGGTTATAGTATAATCAGCAGGGGGGACGCTAAGCGACCCCCCTGCTACTCTAGGAGGAATAATGGAAAAGGAAACCATTTTACTTGTTAATCGGTATTCACCGCTTTTGACTTTGACTGAGGGGATAAAGAAGTATCAGTTTTATTATAACAAGCCTGTCGAATTGGATTACGGAGAAAATCCGAATCTGGTAACTCGCGCCCTTAAATGCGTGGAGCTTGTTATTTGTAATAAAGCCATGCTGAAACAACTTGAGGTTGAGCAAGGTATCACTCAAAAGCCATATAAAACAGCAAAACAGGAAGCGATTGAGGAGAGGGAAAAGGCAAAAGAAAAACAACAAGTTACGGAAAAGAAAGCTACGGCAAAAAAAGCCAGGACCAAAAAGGCTGTGAATTTAAAATTAGATGATACCTTATCTAGTACGGCTAAAGATCCAGCTTCTGTCCAATAAAATCATTAGGAGGAAGGTTAAGATGCGAATTTCTAAACGATTACTTTATGGACTTTTTATTTCAGTTTTATTAATTGCAGTTTGTAGTCCTATTTTGTTTGCAGGATGGGCCGCAATCCCAGGTACTATTGGTAAAAGCACGATCATTTCTGCTACTGATACGGCAGGAGAGGTTATTATTAATCGGCGGCATGTTACGCTTGTTAATGATGGGCCCGACGAATTTTATTTTCTCGTTAATACGGATACCGATGCTACAACGTCCAACTCATATTTAAGTTCAGGAGAAAGCATTACGATGGACTCAAATTTGAATGGCCTTATTTTTAATATTCAATATATCTGCGATACTGGCGAAACGGCCTCAGTACGTTATTGGGGTTGGGACTAGAAATCCCTTTGGGATTAGAAATCCCTTTGGGATTAGAAATCCCTTTGGGATCAAAATACAACTTAAAATATGTAAAAGGAGAATCTAATGTTACGCAAATTGATCTTTAGTGCATTTTGCGGTTTATTCTTATTCGCACAAAACGGCTTAGCAAAAAGTACAGATCGTTTTTATGATACTGATGCTGTGATAATGCTTCATGCTGATGGAGCAGATAGTTCATCTAATATAATTGATGATGGTTCTGCGCAACTTCAATGGGAAACAAATACGATTGATATTGAAAATGGTGATATTCCATTAGGTCATAATGCCGAACTTGATACGCTTAAAAATACTATTATAACTCCTGCTCCATTAACTGAGTACCGTATTCTTTTACATTGTGATGGTGAGGATGATGGAGTAATTTTTACTGATTCAGCAGGAGCCGTAACTTGGCAAGCTGAAGGCGATTCAAATACGACTCAAACCGATGTTAAAAAATTTGGAACAGCCGCATGTTATCGAAATGAGGCGGGAGTTGGTGAGTCAATTAATACTACTGTAAGTGAGACAAATGATTATTTTGATGTTGGAACAGGTGATTTTACAGTAGATTTTTGGATTTATTTTGTAGATAAAGACCAAAAAGGTAAAATATTTACTCCCAGCGGTGGGGGAGGAGATAGTTTTGTAATTGATTGGTATGGCGATAGAAATCCTGATCGTCTTCAGATTAAAGTTGAGAATGTTGTAATTTTTAATCATAATTCAGATGTTGTAAACAATACTTGGTATCACTATGCGCTTACTCGCGCTTCCGGTGTATTGTATCTTTTTGTAAATGGAATAAAAGTTAATGAAGCAGTAAACACGGCTTTTATTGATATGAGTGGAGACAATCCAGGCAAAGTCGGAGAAACCCCTTACGCATATATTGATGAATTTCGTTATCTAGTAGGTGAGGCCGCATGGACCTCAGATTTTACTCCTCCAATTGAGGCTTATACCTATGAAGCTGATGAACCAACAATTACTACGATTTTTGGAGGAAGCTCATTATCATTTAATTTATATGGTAATCGGTCCGAATGGATTTATGCTATATTGGATGCGGCTACTTCTCAAACATTAAGCCTAGAATCTGATCCTTTTACGATTGATTTTAGATTTAGATTTCAAACCCACACAACTAATGATGAATTAATTCGACTTGTTTTATCCGAGACAAATCAATTTTCTTGGAAACTTAATTATTATCCAAATGATGATAATTTTAAATTTGATGCGTGGGATGATAACAATAATCAAATTGAATTTTTAATACCAACCGGAGAACTTAGTGATGAAGTTTGGTATCATTTTGCTTTAATCAGAGATACTTCTGGAATATTAACTGCATACCTTGATGGAGTGGAGGTTGCCAATACAGAAATAGGAATAGAAACGGTAATTAGAAATCTGTATAATCCTTTAGAAGGACAACTTCAATTTCAATTAGGGGCTTCTCCAAATATAAAAACAACTCCTCCTAGTGTAATTTATGAGTATCAAGGATGGATTGATGAGTTTAGGTTAGTTAAAAATACGACTATTTGGAAAACCAATTTTACTCCTCCTACTTTAAATTATGATCCATTTCCAGCATTTCAAGCCCCTGAAGCTGGTAAGCGGCCTACAACACGGCCAGGAAAAAGTGGTGTTGTATCAGCCCATAATCCTCCGCAAGAATTGCGGGTTGATGCAAGGCATGTAATTATGGTAAATGATGGACCAGACGAAGTTTATTTGATTACGAATTCTTCTACGGTAAGTGCTTCAGGATATGCTTATATTAATTCAGGCGAAGCTTTCATAGCAGATTCTAGCGAGAATGGCGAAATCTATAATATTACTTATATTTGCGCTCCAGGTGAAACGGCAAGTGTTCGTTACTGGACTTGGGACTAAAAGTTAAAAACAAAAGGAGAAATTAAATGAAAAAGACTTTAGCAAAAATTTTAATATTGGGAATTGTTGGCTTATTTAGCTTTAGTATGCCCGTCCTGGGTTCTGCATTTAATTCGGCTGAGTCTGATCCTATTTTTACAGCCTCAGATTCATATGGGATTACCTCATCTGATATTTCGAATTGGGATACTGCTTATGGCTGGGACGATCATTCGACTCAAAACTATTTGGATAAAGATACAGATCCGTATGTCGCTTCAGAATCCGATCCTGTATTCGTGGCATCAGATGTTGCTGGTGTTACGACAACAGACATTTCAAATTGGGACACGGCATATGGTTGGGGAGATCATTTAAGTGCTGGGTATTTTGTAAAAGCTTCCGATACTTTGGATGACATTTCCGATGGGATAACTTATGGAAAGCCTACTCTAACTCAAATTTCAAATTGGGATACTGCTTACGGTTGGGGGGATCATGCAGGGGAGAATTATTTAGATAAAGATACGGACCCATATGTAGCTTCGGAGTCTGATCCCGTATTTGTAGCTGAAATTACTTTTGCCGCTATTCAGACTCGAATTGCGGATAAGACCCTTGTGAATGAGGAAGATGCAGTTACTTGGGACTCTGACCATAGATTCGGAAGTCAACATACTATTGTCGGTTCAGGATCTATTTCTAGTTGGGATAGTGACATTGATTCTATGGAAGTAGGTTTAACTGGCGCATTTGTAGGTTCAGAAAGTCAATTAAAAATGGGTATTTTTAATAATGCTTATGTTAATGGCGGTGCTAGTTATGCGAGTAATGCAAAATATAAAACGAATGGGTTTGCCGAAGCTTGGTTTTTTAGCACTGATGGTAAGCATTATTTTGCTGTAGCAGATAGTGGAATAGCGACTAACGCGATTACTTGGCGGTATGCTTTAATACTTGAAAATGACGGAGATGCAATTATACTTGGAGAAGCAGAAATTACCGATACGAATACGGGCGGTAATGCTGGAACCGATCTCTGTATTGATGCAAATAAGAGAATTTGTGCTTGTGGAAGTTGTGCATAAAATTAAAGGAGAATGTAAAATGAAAAGATTAATTTATTTGTTGATAGTTGTATTCATGTTCATATCCCCAATTTGTTGGGCTAGTATGGAAAGCGATTTTTGTGATGCAAAAGGTTTTGATTCACAAGCAAGTGGGTTGACCTGTGCTGAATTTATTGATCAATCTATATCTGATTTTATGTGGTCTGTAATTAGAACCCATAAAATACAAGAGGCCGTTGATAGTGCTATTGCAACTGTTGAACAAGAAGTAGAAAATGCTCAACAAGAAGTTGTGATATAAAATTCATAGAAAAGAGATAATTTATGAATAAGAAAGATTTAACAATCAAAGAGCGTTTGGCAATTTTAGAAACATTGATGACTAATCATTTAAAGCACCATGAAAAACATTTTTATATAATGTTGGCATTATTGCCTCCGATTCTTGGTGGGGTCGGTTGGATCTTATGCCGATTATATGGGGTTCTTTAATGAAATGGTTTGGTATGGATGATATTTTATTTTTAGTCCTTTTTGTTGTTATTGTTTTTAACGCAGGATTTTATCTTGGCCGAATTTATGAAAGGATAAAAAACAGATGAAAACAACGGCTTATTATTTAGATTACATGGCAGATGAGTACGGTGTTGACGGGCATAATGCTTTAACGTCAAAAGTTCTGCGTCAATTTAAAAAATATTTAGTTGATACAATTGAAGATTGGGAATTGCAAGGTGACATTGATTATTTAAAGCAACTTGGTATGTATAAAACCAAGGGCCCTGTTTCTGGAACAATTACAGCCAATCGTGGTGAGCAGACCGTAACTTTATCCAGCGATCCTGGATTTAAGGCCATTGGTTGTGAGCTTCAAGTGGCAGGAAAGATTTATACTTTGGTTCAGTATTTAGGTTCGAGTCAATTTAATATCTTCCCCGCTTTTATGGATGCCGACACAACAACCGAGGTTTTTGAAATTCGTTTTAATAGATTTCCAGCCCCGCCTTATTTTAAAAAGCTTCTTAAACGAAATATGATTTATTTAACTTCACTCGATCAACGGCACGAAATTCAAGAAATAGATTTTTCCAGACTTCCGTTAAGTAACGATGATTCGGACCCTGTTTTTTGCCAAGTTCGATATACAACGAGGACTCACGGATTTATTACCCAAGGAATTGTCTCAGGTTCCGTTATAACTGTCGGAGTTACGGCAACTGCCATGACCGATGATATGGTAAATATGCCTGTAATGTTTGAAGGACGAAACGAGATTTACCATATTGTTAATGTCAATAGTACAGGTAAGACTATCACACTTGATCGTGAAATTTCTTCTGCGTTAACGGCATCGACTAATATCTTTGTACTTCCCAAAGGATCTTATTTATTTGAGCTTTATCCTCATCCTGATGAAGAAAAGCAGATTATTTATGATTACTTAGAATCGGAAGCCTCAAAATCAGGAGATACAGAGATTATTCAAGCCCCCTCAACAGTTGTTCTTGCAGGGTTAAATATTCGATTAGCACGATTCAAAAAATCGGCATCCACTTCTGAGATCGAATCGTTAAAGGACTCTTTCACAACCGCAAAAGAGGACGCGAAGGCAAAAGAAATTACCGATTATGTTCCATCAGTAGCGTTTTTTGGAAGCGGTAGGGAAAACTATTACTCTACTGATTATGGACGTAAGCGTTATCCCAGGCGAAGAGGTCCTTATGGACGGCCTTAACAAATATAATACAATTGACATTCTTGAGTTTCGCGGATTGTATGCCGACAAAGAGGATACTTCTGATCAGTTTCCTACAAGTGGATCTCCTTATCAGCTTAATTTAGTTTCTTATACAGGAATTCTTGCTTCTAGGAAAGGTCGACTTCGTATTAATGATACAGCGTATGGAAATAAGGTCACCAGTTTAGTTTCCTATTTAGATAGAAATAATGTAGAGCATTTAGTATTTAGTATTGAAAATAGTGCCGAGGGTTTGGAAACACTTGACGGATCTTTAAAAGTCGAGTCTAATATTGGATTAAGGAAACCTTTAGAGGCTGTCTGGTCTATTCTTTATAATGATGAGTCTGATTATATTTATGATATGAAGATCCGAAATGATTATGTATATTTCTTGACGTTTAATTCACTTTCAGGCCATACTAGGATTTTAAAATATTCTAAAGAGGGAGTCTACCAAGGAGCCCATCTGTTTAGTGATTCGGCTTCCAGGACCGCTTTTGATATTGATGAGGATGAGAGTATTTACATCTTTAAACCTGATGCTGGAACCGAAGATTCTATCGAACAATGGGTTTGGGGAGGAACGATTGCTTCGGCTTCCGTTGTGTTGGCAACAGGAGTTGGAGCTACGGCGTATTACCTTTTATTGAATGGTCAGGATTTATACGTTGCTTATTATACTGATGGGGGAGACGATAAAATTGACCGATTCAACTTATCATTGGTACTTCAAGCCAATTTACTTAATTTGTCAGATACTCTTTGGACCAATAGTATCAGTCTTACTGATAACGGGACTATTTTTGTTACTCGTCGAAATTCTGCTGGAACGACTAGGGAACTTCGTTATTGGGACGGGGCTTCGTGGGATGCAATTTCTGGATTCTTTGGGAATTTGCCGACAAAAGTAGTTTGTCGTGAGGACAAGATTTATTTAGCTTTTGTAGATGATACATTAACAGGAGCATCACAAGCGGCATTTTACGTTTATGACATACATTGGAATTATTTGGAAAGAATGGGAAATGTGTATTTATCAGCCGCAACCAAAAACAAAGCTTGGGATATTACTTCGGTTATTGCAAATGAAACTGCTTCGGTAGAAGCGGGACGAATTCTTTTTGATTTGGATGATGAGCATATTTTTGTTGTGGATGGGATTGCCGATACAAGTTATACGATTAATATTTTAACTGTTATCAAAAAGTTTAGGAGATAACGTGGCTAGTAATTTAATTACCGCTATTTTAGGAAAACAATTTAGATCGGTTCAAGTGGACCGCTTACTTTATTTGACCGATGGTTTAACTCGGCCCAAAATGTTTGACGGAACCGATCTAGTTAATTGGGGAATTGACTGTCCAGCAACAGCCCCCGTAGCGGCGGCCTCGTCTACGGGCCTTAATGATGTAGACCTTTGTGAGCTTAGGTGGACTTCAGCCTCAACACAAGTTGAAGCTTGTGATTCGGCCTGGACCTTAGATCCTGCATGGTCGGTTGACGGCCTTGCTTCAATATCCTTAAGTCTCTATAAAGAAGGATCTGCCTCTGCTTCATTTTTATTTGGTACAAGTGTTCCTCCGCTTAGTTCAAATAGTGTTTTAATGCTTCATGGTGACGGATCTGATGGAGATACAACAACAGTAGATTCTTCAGCTTCAGAACATAGTGTTACTTTTAATGGAACAACAGAATTAGATAATGCGCAATTTAAATTTGGAACAACCTCATTTTTATTTAATGGAGGTACTTCTGATTATTTAACGGTTCCTGATAGCTCAGATTGGGATTTTGGAACAGGTGATTATACCATTGAATGTCAATTTAGAATTAGTACAATGATGGCTAATAATAAAATCTATACTCTATTTTATTCAATTTCAGGAGGAAAAGGGTTTTGGTTGCGAGTATATAAAACAGGCGGGGGTGTAATAACGATTGGATTAACTCATAATGCAACCGCCATATTTGACGAGGCTTATACTTTTGTTACAGATACATGGTATCATATTAGAGCAACTAGATCAAGCGGTGTGGCAAAGATATTTGTTAACGGTGTTCAAATCGGAGGAGATGTTGCGGCTACGCAAGATATTACTGGCGGGGGAATTCTTGGTCTTGGAGGAATTGCAGGATTAGGGGCGGGAAATTATTTTATTGGCCATATAGATGAAATCCGAATTGATAAGGGAGTAGCTTTAAGTACCAGTGCCTTTTTGCCTCCAACCGAGGCTTACGGGAATTTTATTGATTTAGACTATGATCCATTGGGTGTAACCGGATTAGTGGCTTATAAAGATATCGGTTCTATTGATTTATCAGGTTATTGGGGTATTCAATTCTGGATCAGAAGTTCTAAAGAAACAAGCGCAGGAGATTTAGAACTTGTTTTATACGATTCAGGAAGTGCAGTAGCCGAACTTGAACGAATTTCTTGTCCCGCATTGTTACCTGATGTCTGGACACAAATAAAACTTCCGTTTACAGATCCCGCAACTTTAACGACTATTCAAAGTCTTGGGTTATGGCTTAATGCTGATCTTGGAAAAAATGCAGTTTATTTGGATGATATTCGGGCTCTCCGATGCAAGATTACCTTGGATACCTCGATCCGTACAGAAGGAGCATCTTCAATTAAGATTGAAGTTCCAGGAAATATTCCTGACAATACTTTATTGGCCTATTATAATCATACGGCAATTGATTTTAGCGGAGATGCAAAAGTCTTTTTTGACGTGCGATCAAATGTTGATTTAGGATATCAAACTTTACAATTTTTGTTGGATGATACGGCAAATTGTGTATCTCCGACTAATTTATTATATATTGATCCAAATTTGGCAAAAGATACTTGGCATCCTGTTGGACTTACATTATCGACTCCAATGGCGGGAATTGTTAGTCATGGACTTAAACTTATTCAGCAAAATCAAACACCCTGTACAATTTGGATTGATAATATTCGTCGTGGTGCAGGGGCGGCAGGAAATTTAAGCGGAAGGTATTTTGCTTGGGTTTCTTTCTATTCATCTAAATATGATAGAGAATCTGATTTATCGCCGATTTCAAATGTAGTAACGGCTGAGGGTCAGGCAATTTCTCTTTCAAGTATTCCTGTTTCTACTGACTCACAAGTAGATATGCGCCGTATTTACCGATCAGCGGCGGGTGGGACTGTTCCTTATTTAGATCAAACGATCAAAGATAATACGACAACGGTTGCAACTCTAATAAGATCGGATATTTCACTTTTGAATGATACCCGTCATCCAAGTGGGGAGGAAGGATCTGGAAAATTTAATCCTCCACCAGCTTTTAAATATATGACAGTAAAAGACAATAGAATTATCGGAGTCGGGGCTGGTATCTACTCACGCGGTACAGTAAATGTGCAAAACGCCTCAGCAACTTTTACTTTTAACAATGCAGATTTGGATGAGACTTTTGTTGGTAGGAAGATTCGTATTTTAGGGGATCAAGAAGAATATTTAATTGAGTCTGTTAATGCTGTGGCAGGAACGGCTGTGGCTCGGCCAATTGATGATCTTATTTCGGGGACATATAAGGGCACTACCCGAAATAACCTAATTTATCAAATTTTTGGTGATGAAAATACCATTTATACGTCTTATATTGATGATTTTAATGTTCCAAGACTACATGGATTTCCTTTAGATCAGGCTCAAACAATTGAGGGGGGAAAGGCTACTGATTTAATTATGGGAATTGGTTTGGTTGGGGGAGCCATTTTAATTCCGAAAAAATCATCCACTTTTGTTGCCGAAGGGACTTATCCCCCATATACAATCGGAAGTCCGATTAGCGATACTCTTGGATGTGTGTCCCATAATACGATTCAAACGGATTTATCTGGTAGGGCGGTATGGCTTTCAGGAAAAAGCGGGTTAGTTTTTTCTGATGGTTTTAATGTTGTTAATATTTCTAAAAAGATGAGAAAAATTTTCGATGGATCACATGAACTTGGATTAAATATTTCACTTTATTCTGAGGCTCATGCAATTATGGACGTTACCAATAATCGGTATTATTTATTTTGTGCCAGTAAAAATTCCAGTCGAAATGATGTTATTATTGTGGTAGATATGGTTGCCGAAAATGTGAACGATTGGGCTTTTTATTATTTTACAGGAGTTGAGGCTGTGTCTTCAATGATTCTCTATGACGAGAACAGTGTTCCTTCTATTTATATAGGGGATTATGAGGGGATTATCTCTCGGTTGGAGGTTGGGTATTATGATGGGATTTCGTTAGGAACTTTGCGTGGCAATCCAACTTCTGCAACCGTTAACACCTTAACAGATACTTCAGCAAAATTTTTTACCAACGGTTCTGGTTTAGCTGGAATTCCATTGGTAGTAGAAGATCCAGATACAGGAGAGACTTGGACTTATACTATTTTATCCAATACAGGAACGGTCATTACAATTGATGGTGTCTTTGAAGAAATTCCGACCATCACATTTAATTATTATGTCGGAGGTTATGTAATTGCTTGGAAATCAAAAGTCGGATATCCTGAACGGGCTACAGATGAAGCCGAACTTTTTGATTCGGCCATTAATTATGCGGCTTTATCCGAATCTCGGTATCTTCGAGTAAAGTTAAATCAGAAATTATCCAAACAAAATATTTTAGATTATTTGGCCGATCTAGGTGATACTTCTGAAAAATCTATTATGTTAGTTGCTACAAGAGTCCCAAGTGTTCAGTGGGATCTTTCAGGAGTTTGTCACGGTGAAGAGATTAAGATTCATGCGTTAGGAATTCGATTTATACGACAAGGAGTAGTTTAATGTCAACAGTTAAACGTGGTGGTCATGTTTCTTTTAGGCGGCCAGGAATTGATCCCAAGATTGGTACACTATTGTCACGGTTAGTAAACGGACTTCCTGATGTTACTTATGGGACTGATTTTCCAATTGTACCAACTTGGGGAGATATGCACTATTATACTGGTGAGACTGATGATCTGTATACCAAAAATAAATGGTATGCTTACACTCCAAATGAATCGTGGGAATCTATGAACGCTTCCGTTGTTGAGGGATCAGCTTTGCGCGGAGATATTCCAAGTGGGGTAACGATTGCAGATTACCTTTCTAAATTCGGCGGTAAAATGGAAGGGTTAATTGAGTTCAGCGAGGCTCAAACTCTTCCTGCCGAAAAGTTAGTTGGTGAAATTCCTTCAGGAGTCCTTATAAGAGATTATTTGAAGACGCTTGGCGGGAATCTTCTTGGGACTCTTTTTATGACTCACCATGATATTCGTGAGATCAAAAGGCTTCAAGGATATGATGCTCAGATTTATGTAGAGATGGGTGTAGACGGAAATTTGACTTTATCTGCGGATTCCCTATTAACCTTATCTGCCGCAGTAATTACTTTAATAGGGGCTTTATCTCTTATAGGAGATTTATCAGTTTCAGGTTCAATGGTATCGTCAAATATTCAAGCTGGAGCAATACTTAATCAGGATTGTTCCATAGGAACTTCACCTGATTTTAGCGGAGCGAATTTTCATAATTATAATCTTGTGGTCCATGACGGAGATGTTGTAACTCATAATGGAGAGGTGGTACACAACTAATGTATTTACAAGAAAATGCGATTACCAAATTAGCAACAGTAGCCGATGTGGACGTAAATGTTACCACTAAAACTACTATTTTTACCGTACCGACAGGAAAAAAGGCAATCATCACTCATCTTATTTTTAGAGATGCGTCTATTTCATTGACAACTGCAAGTTGGGGGATTGGATTTGATGCAGGAGCAATTGATGTGGTAGCTGATGAGACTTATACTGAACTTACTGGAAATACTTTATTAACGATTAGACAAGCCAAGGACGGCGCAAAACTTGGTGCGGCGGCAGATATTCTTGGGCTCAAATGTAGTATTGCTCAAGGTGCGGCGGCAACGATTGATGTAGATGTTTTTGGATATCTTATTGATGCTTAAAGCAAAGGAGAACTAATATGGCATGGGGAACAGGAGCAGGAACATGGGGTTCGGCACAAGCTGGACCTGATATTTACCAAGCGGCCTTGGTAACGAGAGATAGAGCCTTACAAGGTCGGCAGGATGCGATTGATGTTTTAAGGCGTACTATCTCCCAATTGGAAGGCAATCCAATGGCTCAACTCCTTCAAGAAAAGCTAGAATTGATTATTGAGCATCCGTCCGTTATTACTGACGAGGTATTTAATAATATTATGTCAGCTACTAATGAAATGTTGGATGCAACTTATGATTCGGAAACTCGGCAGTTTTTAGATACGGCTAGGGCAAGGGGGATTACAGGACCAGCCTTACAGTCTCAGCTTCAAAAGGCTAAATCGGCAAAGACTCAAGCATTAGCTCAAGCTTATCGAGATGCTGTTATCGCTAGGGCACAAGAAGGCCGTACAACTCAACTTGAAGCGGTTAATCAATTAAATAATTTTTTATCTAATTTCTTTAATCAGAAAAGGGTATTGACAGAAGATCTTGCAAATGTTCTTAGATCCGTAGTCGAGGAGCCTTATGTAAATCCAGGGCCTCCCGCGTTACCGCAAGCCCCTAGTGCTGGTGGGGCTGGGGGAGCAGGAGCCTGGGTTCCTATTATGGGTGAGTATCCTGGGGCTCCTGGTGGAAGTATCGCAGAACGCGCAAGGCAACGAATGGAAGAGGATATCGCTAAAATGCGGGAACGATATCTTGGAACAGGACCTTTGGGAGCTAGGGGAGAAGAGGGTCGTAATATTATGGGAGTATCTACTCAAGCCCAAGCCGATCAATTAGCTCAACAGCAAAAACAAATTGAACAGTTACAAGCGGCTCAACCTTCGGCTACCGTTGCTTTACCTGAGTCTGTACCTGGAACTGGTTATGTTGAAACTGCGGGTGGAGGGGGCCGCCTTTCTGCCGAGGATCTTCAAAGCCAGCTACAAGAGCAAGCAACTCAGGCCATTCAACGGACTATGCCTCAGCCTCTTCCTTCAGGAGCAGAATCGGCTGAAGCTATGGCAGGACGAATTGCTCAATATGGATCAATGGAGCCAGGAGTTCAAGTTCAAAATGTTCGTCTTCCGATGGGTGGGACCGTTTCCAGTTATGCAGAACCTACCGCAAGAGGTGGAGTAGAATCTAGTTTACAACTACCTGGCCAACAGCAACCGTTGGTGTATGGAGGCGGGGTTCAAGAAACTCAAAGAGTTGTGGGAGAATTGCTTCCTAAATATGGAGCCGAGGCCTTAATCGGAACTTCTGAAGGTGCTGGTGTCCGAACTGGAACGGTAATGCCAGCTAGTGCTACTTACGATCCTAGAAAAAATCAACAGCAAAATTTGTTGGCTTGGCAGGAATTCCTAAAACGGGCAAGAGCTAGTGGTGATCCAAAACTTATGGCCGTTACTATGACAGAATTTATGGGTGGGGGAACTAGCGGAACTCCAACAACTAGAAAAGGTCAAGCCCTTGTGAATAAACTTCGAGATGAAGGTGGTGGGGCAGGAACCGTTATAGAAACCTCTGAGGGTTTCGGAGTGAGGAAATAAAATGGCAACCGTAAAAACACTAACAGATTTTTATATTGCACAAAATAAACTTGCCGTAGAAGCCGCAGGGCAAACGGCATCTTTGAAAGCGGCGGCTCAACGTCAAAGCCAAGCCATAGGTGCGGAAGCGGCTATGGAAGCTAGACGATTAAAACAAATGGAGCAGTTAGAAAGATTTCGTCAACAGATGGAAAACATGAGGGCCTCAAGAGAGCTAGGCGGGAGGGAAAGAATTGAATTAGCCAAGCTTGAAGCCGAAGATGTTCGAGCAAGATTGGGGAAAGAGGAAGCCGAACAGGGAAGGCAGT